TTACTCCGCCCAGGTGTATGTATGGGCGCCGCCGCGCACCGTCTCCCGCACCTGTCCCTTCTCCACCAGGGCATTCAGCTCCGAATAGCTGAACCTGCCGTGGCCGGGGATGTAGACCCAGCTGTCCCCATGGCGGTTGGTGATGGTGTCGGGAGCCGCTTCGCCGGGATACGCGGCCTCCGCGATGCTCCGCACAAGGCGCTGGGCTTCCCCGGTGCTGGCAGCGTTCCTCAGCTCCTGCCGGGTATAGCGGGACTCCGCGCTGTCTGCGCCGCTGCTTGTGCCGGTTCCGCTGTTCCCGCCGGTTCCGCTGCTTCCCGTCGCCGCCCGATACACCGCGCTGTCCGTGCTTGTTCCCGCCGGGATGCCCAGCACCTCGGCGTAGCGCTGCGGCACATAGCCCAGGAACTCGGAAACGGTGATGGCCTCCCGGATGCCCTCGCTCCGCTGCTCATCCTCATATTCCCGGAGGTACTGGGCCCAGTCCTGCGCGTCCTCCGCGCGGTCATATGCCGTCTCGTCGGCATACCGGGCATCCGAAACCGCGTCCCGCGCCTGCTGATACGCCCACTGATGCTCCGTTTCGCCGAGCCGGTCACCGTATTCCCGAAGGTACTGCTGCCAGTCCCTGCTGTCCGCTGCCCGATTGTAAGCCGTCTCATCCGCGTACCGGGCATCCGACACGGCATCCCGCGCCATTTGATACACCCACTGACGGTCCGCTTCACTGAGCCGGTCACCGTATTCCCGGAGGTATTGCTGCCATTCCGCGCTTTTCCAGCCCTGCTCGTTGGCGTACTCTCTGAGATTTTGCGCCCATTCCTGGTCATACCGCGCATCGGAAACGGCATCCCGGTTCAGGCCGTACTGGAAATTCCGGTCGGTGTTGTACTGGCCCAGCTGATCCAGGTAGCGGTTATAGTCCGTCTGCCCCAGCGCCCCGTATTCCTGGGAGAGCCCCAGCATCCGCTGATAGTCCTGGAGGTAACGGTTGTAGGCGTCATTGTAGAGCTGCGGCAGCTTGTCGGAGAGCTGGGAAGCGTAGTAGTCCCCCGCCTGGGTGGCGGCGCTCACCGCATAGGAGGAGGGAGCCCCGCCGGTCATGGCGGCATACTGCCCCAGCGTGTCCTGAATGGCCCGCTGCCCCTCCCGGGCGTACTGCTTCTGATAGGCCTGCCAAGCCGGGTCGGTGCTGGGGTCGTAGCTGAACTGTGAATTCGCCGCCCGCTGGAGATATTCGTCCCGCTGTCGCTCGTATTCGCTCCCGTTCCACTCCGGGGCGGGGCCGTAGTCGTAGGCATTCAGCGCCGCCTGATAGGGCGTGGTTCCCTGCGGAGTCTCCGGCACCGGGGCCACATCCGGGTTGAAGGTGGGGGCGGGCGCCGATGTCGCCGCGATAGATGTCGCCGTCGGCATCGTGGGCGTGGCGGGCGGCGTGGTCGTTGCTGCCGGGGCAGGCGTCGCCTGCGCGGGTGTCGTCTGCGCGGCGGGCGTCGTAGTCGCCGCCGGAGTCGCGGCGGGCGCAGTGGAGGCCGCCGTCTGTGCTGACTTTGCCGCTGCCGCCGCCTGCGCCGCCTGAGCAAGGCCCTCCGTCGCGCCGATAGCCCCGACGCTGCCCGGTCCGCTGATGGCCGTACCGACGGGCGCGGAGGAGAGGCTTCCCCCCGCCCCCACGACCCAGCGGCTCCCGTCGGCGGAATAGAGGACGGTGCCCGTGGGCACGGTGCTGTCCGTCATCTGCCCGTTCAGCGCCCAGAGGTATTCCCCGTTTGTCGCCCCGCTGACGCTCCGCAGCGCCCCCACGGGGAGACCGTTCTCGTCCGTGTAGGAGACGAAATCCCCGTTCGTGCGCAGACCGTTCACGGCGCTCTGCCAGTCCCCGCCGCTGGCGTAGATGTTGGCGGCGTTTTGCAGGGTGGCCCTCTGCGCATCATTGGCCCCGGTGAATCGGGTGCCTTCGGAGACCTTAAAGGGCAGCGTCGCCCCGGTGCCCGTGCTTGTGGATGCCGCCGGAGTGCTTGCGCCTCCGCTGACGGCTCCCTGCTGATAAGCCGCGATGAGAGCGTTTCGGTTTTTCGCAAGCTGTTGGGCGGCAGCAGCGGCGCCGGCGGCCGCGTTCCCGCTTGCCAGGCCCTGCTGATAGGCCGCAATCGCGGCGTTCCGATTGTTCGCAATCGCCTGAGCGTCCGCGTTTGCGATTGCCGCCTGAAATGCCGTCTTGCTCCCGCCGGTGACATTGTTTCCAAGCAGTTTGTCCTTGAGTGCCATATTGTCCCCCTTATTGCAAATGACTTCCCGCGTATTTCAGCCCCGTGATGCTGTAGACCCTTGCCATGCCCTGGCCGGTGAGCTTCAGCCGGTAGTGGTCGCAGCGCCGGAGAATCAGCGGGATATTGAAGCTCTTTTTCGCCGTGCTGGTCATGCTGTAAACCTCCTCCCATTCCCCGGAGGAATCATACTGCACATGCACCGCCATTGTCGCCCCGCTCTCCAGCTCACAGCGGATGCGCAGGCGCAGGAGGCCCTTCTTGTTCTCGCTCCCGCTGCCCGTGGTCTCATAGTACCGTACCGCGTCGGCAAATTCGCAGGACCAGGGCACGGGGCCGTCGGTCCGGTAGGTGATGGGGGAGTCCAGCTCCCACAAGACAGTGCTCTTGAGCATATATACCATGCTCTTCACCACGGCGAAATCCACCGCCCGGGAATCGTCCTCCCGGAACCACATTCCCAGCCGCGTGTCCCAGACGTAGAGGGAATAGTCCGTCCCGTCGGACATGCTCACATAGTATTTCTTCCCGTCCGAGGCGGCCACCGCGTCCTGGAAGCGGGTATTCCGCCCCAGGGGCTCGGAGATCACCGTGGGAAAGCTCCCGGTGTAGGCGCAGATTCCGCTCCGGCTGAGATAAAAGAGGGTGTCGTTTGCCACCGCGAGGCTCTTGTGGCTCCCCGCCATGACCCCCATCTCCGTGGCAGAGGACCATTGGAAGTTCGCGGGCCGGTCCCCGAACACCTTGTAGATGCCGGTCTCCTTGAAGAACATCGGGTAGCCCAGGTAGCTCACGCAGGCGGTGAATTCGTCCGCGTCCACGGTGCCGCTCACCCAGGAATCCGTGGAGAGGCCGTCGAACACGTTGAAGTTCGTGGGGTCCCCCAGCTTGGAGGCGTAGATGGTCGTTCCCTTGCAGCCCCACAGCCGGTTCTCGTTCACGCATATGAAGTCCATGTCCGGGACCTCCCGGGCGACGGTCACGGTGCCGGTCTCCGTGTAGTCCGTCTCCGTCTCCGTCAGGGTGATGGCGGTCCCCGTGGTCCCCTGGGAAACGGGGATGGTGCCGGTCACCCCGCCGATGTCGGCGGTCATCTCGCTCCCGTCCCAGGTGAGGGTGTCCCCCTCGCTCAAGGCGGAGGGAAGAGCGAAGGTATAGTCCGTTCCATCCTGGACGAAGGTGTAGTCCCCCGCCGCCAGGCCGCTGCCGTCGGCGGTGTAGACCCAGCACGTATCCAGCGTAAAGGAGAACTCGTAGAAGCGCAGATAGTCCCCGTCAATCTCCCGGATGATGGCGGTCTTGTTGTTTTCCGGGTGCTTCACGCAGCCGGAAATGGTCACGGCGTCCCCTGCGGCAAAAGCGTGCGCCCACATGCCGGAGAGGTGCAGGGTGTTTCCCAGGGCGCTCACTCCGGCATAGGTCCCGTTCTGAAAGGAGACCGTGCCGCTCCATCTCGCTTCCAGATTGCCGGATCGACCGGTGGGGACATCGTAGTATTTCTTGTCCGGGAAGATGATGATGCGGTCCCCCATGTTGGCAAAGACCTTCGGGGTTTCCGTGACGGACGTGGCGGTCCATATCTGTTCCGTCTCCGGGTCATACATAGCGAGATTGGTGCCGTTGGCGTAATAGAGGAGTTCTCTCCACGCCCCCATTCCATAGGATTCATGGAGGTAGCTGATTTTGTTGTGCCGGGTCTTCCGGGTGGAAAGCAGGGGATATTCCTCGCCCGTCAGGTTCGTCATGTCGTAGATCTCCCCGTCCGCGGCCCCGTAGTTGTGGTTGAGACCCCGGAACACCGTCTGCACCGTGGGGCGCATGATGCTTTTTCCATAGGGGAGTGCCGGTAGTTTCATGTCACTTTCCCCCTTTCAGTAACCCGCGCCCCATACGGGGTCGCCGTTGATTTTGATGTATGTGTGTTCCATGTCCAGCATGGCAAAACCGGTAGTATCGACAGAAGCCCGGGCGTTGTTCCCGAATATGAAAGGCCTCGCGGTGCTCCTGTAATGCGGCCTAGTCATATCGGCCTGTCTTGTCGCCGTGTGTTCTCCATCTGAAACGGAGAAGGAAAAAACAGTCCCATCCCACAGATAAGTCGCGCTGTACACCGAATCCAGCGTAATCGGAAGATTATCCTGCGGGTGTTCGGTTCCGCCGAGTAATAACTGAGTATCCCAAGCCCCGCCGGTTGTGGAAAAACCGGCGAAGAAATGTAATTTTCCTCCCACCTCGAAAGACGGGTTCGACCAATAGCTTCCGGCGTAATCGGTCCCGCAGATAAAAGCGCGGGCCCGCCCGGACGGCACCGAGCGCAATTTGAATCTTGTGTGAATCTCAAAAGGTTGCGTAAAGTCAGGGTGAAAAAGTCCGTGGGTTTCTGTTTCCGGCGTAACTCCTGTTCCGCTTTGCGTCAGATTGAAAAACGGCCCTGCCCACCTTCCGTCAGAAGAACAGTTCACATACCGGGCGTTCATTTTGCTGCGGTCCGGTTCAACGCTGCCGGCCACATTGACGACCGCCTCGGCCACGTTCTCGACGTTGTATGTTCCGTTTGAGGTTATGCTCAAACTCCCGGTGGGATGATAAGCGGTCCGATTCTGCGGGCTCAGCGCAATGACGGTGGCCCGCACCAGCTCTTCCCGTGTCATATGATGACCACCTCGCATTGAAAACCGTCCGGCCAGGTGTAGGTCACCCTGTCCCCATCCTCGACAAAGGTCAGGCTGTATTCTTTCTTATCTCCCTCCACGGTATAAGTCACCTCGCCCTCCGCGGTGTCAATCTCGCAGGAGGCCATCCGAGGGGACTCCGTAAGCGCCAGGATTTCCTGGACTGCACGGGTAATGGCGCTCTGACCCTCTTTGCCGGAAATCGCCTGCGACACCAGCGCCTGCGCACCCTCGGCGGTGAAGTTGTCCTCAGTCAGGTGCTGGAGGTAGTAGCGCAGCTCCTCCAGGAACATATAGAGGTATTCCTGGATTGCGTTGACTTTTTCCTCAGTGGTGTCTGTGACCTTGAACCGGGGCAGTCCCGTGTCCATGATGTGTGTCGGTTCAGGCATTTCTTAATCCTCCGCTGATTGTCAGGTTTCGGGGTGCATTATCGGCAAATGCTCGCTGGGGTCGTATACCCTCGCGTACCAGCGCACGAAATTCCCCCACTCGGTGTTGAACACGGTCATGGCGTTCTGATACCGGTCATATTCCCCGTTGGCCAGCAGCACCCGGGCGTGGAGATAGTCCCGGTAGATGCGGTCATGGGGGGCGGGAACGGACAGCTCCGTGTCGCCGTCGAAATCCGCCGCCGCCTCGGCAAATTCCTCGGCGGAGAGGAGGTATACATCCAGGTACACCTGTCCCTCGCACTCGGTAAGCCACACCGTTTTTTGCGCGTCGGTGTAGGCGTTCGGCTCGATGCCGTCCACGAAGTCAATGACTTCTTTCAGTGTCATCTTTCGCCGCCCCCCGTCCACTCATCATAACGCTTCGACATCGTCATTGACTCATCCTGTGTGACCGTCTGATCCGGGCGACATATTCCGCCCTCCTTATACCCGGGCCGGATGACCCCCACGATCTGCCGGGGGAAACGGACCTTGAGTGCCACACAGCCGCCGCCTGCCCTGCTCTCTTCCCATCCCGGCGCGGCATTGCCCTCAATGGCCCGAAACCAGAGGCCGGTGAAAACCTCCGTGTCTGCCACGAGCCCGCAGTGCCAGGTGTTCTCTTTCCCAGGGAAACCCAGAATCACGATATCCCCCGGCTGCACCTCGTTTGCCGGGACCGTCAGCCCTTCGGTCTTCGCCCAGCGCAGCAGCTCCCCGCAGGAGGCGGTCTTTCCTCCGCCGCAGAAGAGCCTGCCCAACCCCGCCATCTGGAACACCCACCACAGGAACATGACGCACCAGGGCTGTCCATCCATCCCATAGGCCACTCCGTATTTTGTTCGATTGCTCCCGGCGGGGCTTTCCGAATTGCCCAGCTCCCTCCGGGCAACGGCAATGACTCGCTCACTCTGCGTCATATTCACTCCTCACCTCCGCGATACAGGACTCCACATAGTCGGTGTACTCGTCCCACTCCTCGTCCGACAGGATACCCATGAGCTTCTTGCGGTGCAGGGCCGTTTCCCGGCTCATGCTGTATTTCTCCCGGATGAGCAGCTCGATTCGGGTCTCCTCCTCGCTGGCCTCCGCGATGAGCGCGGTTTTGGCGCCCAGCGCCTCCCGCTCCCGCCGCTCCTCTGTCCTGCTCATAGCGCGGACCACTCCCCGTCCGCCCCCAGCACCTGCGCGTCCCCGCCCCGCACCAGGGCATAGCTCCAGGGCGCCGGGACCGCCGTGTTGCCCCCGTCCGGCAGGGTAAAGCCCGCGGTGGTGGGGAGATTTGCCACATCGGCGTCGCTGTCGCAGCCAAACAGGCACCGGCGCTTTGCCCCGGTGTGCTCCTCCGGGGTGTCGAAATATCCAAGAAAGGTAATCATTTTCTCTCCTTTTCCTCCTGTCCTGCGGGATGGCGGTTTCCGCCCCTGCGGCGGAAACCGCCATCCCTGTACCATTCTGTCGGGTCCTGTGCCTCTTCCTCCCGCTCAGCTCAGGGGAGTCGCTCCGTTCACGCCCGCGCAGGCGATGCCGCGCCAGTCGTGGAAGCCCGCGGTGAAGCGGGCGCGGCCACGCCACACGTTGGCGTCAGTGTTGTCGTCCACCTTGCTGGAGACCTCCAGCGCGACCCGGTCCAGCCAGATGAGGGAGCCGTAGTCCTGGTTGTAGCGGCTGTCCATGAGGAGCCAGGGCGCGGTGCCGGAGGTGATATACTGGTTCAGATAGCTCCAGACGATGACGTTCCAGCGCCCGAACTGATAGTTGAAGGCGTTGTTGGCCGTGGTGGGCTCCTTCTCCGCGCCGATGGCGGCGAAGACGGCCTTTTTCAGGCTGTGGATGTTGGGGATAATGATGGTGTCCGGGGCCACATCCAGAATCTCGCCGTTGTCGCCGCGGGTGTTCTGCATGGTGACCTCCAGCATCCCCAGGGCGTCATCGGAAAAGGCGTCGGAGAACAGGTTGCACTGATCCGCCCCCTTAATCTTCGCAGGATGGTCGGCGGCAAAGAGGTTCTTTCCGTCCGCGGTTTTCAAATCGAAGCTCGCCCCGGCGAACCTGACGCTGCCGCTGCCGCTGATGGCGCCGCCCAGCAGGGCCGCCCCGAACTTCTCCCGGGTGCGGTAGTACGCGGTGACAAAGCCGCTGGGCTTCTGCTTGAGGTCAATGCTCTTGGTGTCCTCCACGATCTCCCGGGAGATGGAGAAGCTGTCCTTCCAGGTGACGGCCTCCATGACCTTGGCATAGCCCTCCTCCTGTCCGTCGGTGGGATAAGCGCCGTTTTCCCCGGCCACCTGGAAGCCGTCCATGGCCGTGAGGCTGGTGAACTTCTCGGCGAAGTGGTTGCTGTGCTGGTTTTTATAGAGCTTGGCGACGATGCTCTCCTTCTCGAACTGCTCGCCCCGCTTCTCGATGAACATGCGGATGGCGGTCTGAGACTTGCCGAAAACGGAATCGTTGACGCCGCTGCCCTCGGAAAAAGTGATGTTAGCCATGTTTATGTCCTCCTTCCCTGATTATTCAAAGCGCACCAGGACGGTGCTGCCGGCGGCATCGCCATCCTTGCAGACGATGGTGGCCACACCGCTGGTCTTGGTGCCGGTGATCTGGAGCCCGTTGGAGGCGTGGAGGGTGACCTTGTCGCCCACGTTCACGCCGCTGAGGCTGGCGCTGTTCGTGGTCTCAAAGACTGTGTCCGGCAGCACCCGGATGACGGGGATCAGGTCCCCGGCGGTCAGCGCCGCGGTCCCCTCGACCATGCAGATGTAGGTGGGCTTGGTGGTGCCGGTGGCAATGACAAGATTGCCGCCGCTCTCCGTGAGCGCCATGCCCAGCTTGGGCGTAATCGCTCCTGCGGCGCGGTGCTCCCAGGGGGGCACGTGCCCGTCGTCGGTGCTGTGGGGAATGAAACCTCTCATGTGTTTTCCGTCCTTTCTTTGATTCCCCGGCAGTTTATCTTCCGAATTTCTGCCGGTCTCTGTTGTAGTACTTCCGGATCTCCGCGTCGGTGGCCTCGGGCAGGAACTCCCGAATCAGGGCCATTTCCTCCGGGGGAACGCTGAGTGCTCCCTCGCCCCGCTGGGTGGTGGCGCTGAGGTGGGCCTTCGACGCCGCCCGGGTCCGGGCGGCGGCATCCGCGGCGCTGCGCTCCCGGAGCGTGCGGAGCCGCTCTCCCGCGGCGAGGGTGTAGGCCTCCACGAAGTCCAGCCCCTTGTCCACGTAGGCCCGGAAGCGGGGGGCGCAGTCCGAGCGGAGGATATCCGCCAGGTCCCGGATCTCCGGGTCCATGGCGGAGATGCGCTTCAGCTGCTCCAGGACCTCCCCCTCCCCAATCCGGGGCCGGGGGGCCTCCGCCGCGGCGGAGACTTCCGGCGTTTCCCCTTCCGGGAGCGACTCGTCCATCCCGTCCCGCATGGCCTCCACCAGCCCCGCGATGATGACCGGTCGGGTGATGGAGGTCGTGCGGAAACCAAATGCCCTGCGCACGGCCCCGGAAAACGTGTCCTCCTGCTCTCGGACATACTGATTCGTGTATCCCATCTGTTCCAGCCGCTTCACGGGATAGGTGGAGAAGTTGGTCTCGATGCCTACCAGGGCGTCGTTGTAATACTTCCCCAGGGAAAAGACCTGCCTGGCAAAGGTGTCCTCGTCATACTGGTGCCGGAGCACCGCCACCTGCTCCCCGGTGATGTTGTCCAGCACCTGGGCCACGAAGAAGTCGCTGCCCTCGCCGCTGGTATCGCCGCCGATGACATAGGGCCGCCCCTCCTCCGGCTCTTTGAAAATGCGCACCGGGCCGTCAGCATCCCGCCAGACGCCCTCCTCCCAAAAGCCGCACTTCACCGGCTGCGGAATCCGCGAAAGCCGCTTACTCACCGCCTGCCCGTTGAAAACGGTCCTCCCGGTGACGCCCCACTCGCCCAGGCAGTAGACCTGATAGTAATACGGGTCCGTGTCCTTGAAGGCCTCCAGCGTCCGCTTTGCGTCCTCTGTGAGAAAGCGGTTGTCCTTGTAGGTGCTGCGGTGGGTGGTGGCCCGTGCGTCCTTTGTATCGAAGAAGCGCCGCTTGAGCCAGTGGGTGATGCTGACGGGGTTGAAGGAGAGGATGATTTGGAGATATTGGGGAAAATCCGTCCGAAGCCGGATGTCCAGCTGGTTGAAGTCCCCCTCGGTAATCTCGCTGGCCTCCTCCACCCAGATGCCGGTGATGTCGTAAATGGACTTGAGCTTCTCCACGTCATCCAGGCCCGCAAAGAGAATCTCGCTGCCATTCGGAAAGCTGATGCGCATATCCGTCTGGTTGATTTTCGCCCCGGCACGGGGATAGTGCTCCGCGAGCTGGCCCCGGAGCTGGGCGAAGCAGGAATCCCGCAGCGTCCGGGCCACCTTCCGGCACACCAGCCAGCGGTGCCCGGGCTCCGTGGTCACCCGCTCCAGCACCTTCCGCCCGGCGAAGATGGACTTGCCGGACCCGCCGCCCCCGCAGAGGACGAGATACCGGGACTCGTTGAAAAACAGGGGGAGGAAAGCGGGATTGCTGGTCTTTTTCAGCCCGGCATACCAGTGCAGCACCTTTTCTCTCGCCGCCGCTTCAGCCATCCCCGTCCTCAATTCCCAGCTCCCGGAGCACTGCGCCCTTGTCTCCCAGGTCCAGAACGGTCTCCTCCATCCCGGTGGGGAGCTCATCCAGGCCGCCCAGGTGGTTCTGCATGTGATAGATGACCCCCCGCACATCCTTCCGGGTCAGCAGGGCCTGCTCCTTCCACTCCCGCATGAGACCCGCGGCGCGCTGAACCGCCTCCCGATGCTTCGGGCACAGGGCAGGGTCACAGTACTTCGCCCAATCGGAAGGGCTGATGCCCAAGGCCTCACAGAGACCCCACAGGGTGGGGGCCACGATGTATTCCCGAAAGCAGATGGGCTCCCCCAGGTCGCTGAGGATGGGAATCTCCTCCACCACCCGGCTTCCCTTCTCCCCGGTCTCCAGCTTCTCCGTTGCCGGCACGGTGCGGCGGATGGAGGCAAAATACCGGTCCACCGCCTCTGAAAGGGCTTTCGGGCTGTACGTCCGCTTTTTTGCTGCTGCCAT